GGCAAACCAAGTTACCGGACGTATGCTGGCCATCGGCCAAACCGTCCAAATACCAACAAAGTCAGGGAACCAATTCAATAAGCGAGAGTTCCTACTTGACGCAACTACATTTGACCCATATACGGGTGAACGTAGTCAGTACGAAAATATCCTTCCGCTTGAAGTCAGTGAGGATAAATGTTCCGATCTTGACCGTTTTAAAGTTGGCGATGTGGTGACTGTGTTCTTCACCTTGCAAGGTCGCTCGTGGCAGACGCAGGATGGCGAGCTGAAACGAATGACTGGCATACGTTGCTACAAGCTGGAGAAGAGGGCAAGTAGTACACAGGTTGAAGTGCAACATTCGGCACCGCAACCAGCTCCGCCGCAAAACTTCCCGCCACCCGTTGATGAAGCTGGCAACCCTAAGGACGACTTACCATTCTGATTATGTCACAAGAAGCAATCCTCGAGAAAGTAAAAGGTGAGGTACACATGAGTAAGTCTTTTGACTTCATGTGCAGTCAGCTTCGAAATGGTCGGTACCGGGTGAAAATAGAATGGTACACGGAGCCAAGGACCATTCCTCAGAATGCACTGATGTGGATGTGGTTCACGTGTATCGAACAGGAAACTGGTACTGATAAGCAGGACGTACACGATTATTATTGCAACCGCTTCCTTCGTAGGACTACTTATATCAATGGCAAAGAAATCGTTGTGGCCGGAAGCACGTCCAAGCTGAATACATTGCAGATGACAGATTTTCTTAATAAGGTTCAGGCTGATGCGGCTGCCGAGCTTGGCATACGATTACCGCTTCCGGCCGACCGATACTACCAAGAATTTATTGACGAATATAAAGATAGGAGGTAAAAATGAATATCATTAGAGCGAAGGTTACTAAGGACAAAACACTGGTGGCCTCTTATAAAAACGAGAACGACGACACGGTTACCGTGGAAGGAAAGAACCTTGTTCACAAGGACCTTGAAGCTGCCTTGGATGCGTTGGTTCCACACCTTGCTTTCCTTTGTGAACAGAAGGAAGCAGATGACAAGACCTTTATTGAGGATATCCCCGAGGAAATTCACAATGTACTTGAAGTGAGTGGATATAGCATAGGTGGTACTGATGAAGACGAAGGTGTCACGCTTATAGGAAAGCGTTTTTTGAAATCCAAGAAGGTACTTAATCTGAGTGCACCGTTTACCAAGTTTAATAATGAGAACGAGGAATATGCCAATGCTTTCGAATTGCAGCAAGCTATTGAAGCATGTAATTATGAAGTGGAACAATACCTGACGGCCAAGAAATGGGCCATCGTACAGCAGGAACTTCCGTTTGATGACTCTGAGACCGGAGAAGTAAAAGCAGACGAGGTTCCGGATGCTCCATTTGGAGAAGCGCAAGGTTTTATTGATAAGGCTCTTGAGGCAGGTGCAAATATTACCATTAACGGTACCCGTGTGAAATCGCGGCGAAACCGTAAGAAAGAAGCTGTAGCTTGATATGCCGGCACCATTTATCATTAACCGATATACAGACGGCTTCAAAATCAAATTCCAATTCAATCCGACACTTAATCTGCTGGTGAAACGCATACCGTCGGTTGCTAATAACCCTAAGAAGGCTTACTTGTTCCAGGAAAAAGCATGGTGGGTTGACAAAGCTGATGAATACTATGTGAATACGATGGCAGATTGGGCTGTGAAACACGGCTATTGTGGTAGTGTCCAACGTTTTGATACAAAACGTTCACTGTCAAATATGGAAATTGCTCCAATGCCGAAATTGACTGTTCCACATGGATTGCTTTTGGAACCGTACGATTATCAGAAAGAGGGCATCGCTTACGCATTGTTGCATAAGCGGTGCATCTTCGGAGACCAACCGGGACTTGGTAAGACTTTGCAGGCAATCGGTACGGTGACTATCGCAAAGTCTTATCCATGCCTGGTTATATGTCCGGCTGCGCTGAAGATAAACTGGCAACGTGAGTTCAAGAAGTTTGCAGGAAAGCAGGCGCTGATCCTTGATGACAAGAACAAGAACTCCTGGCACCGCTTCGTTGAAACGAAGTGTTGCGACATCTTCATCACCAACTATGAGAGCTTGAAAAAGTTCTTCGTTCTGGACGTGAAGAATGACGCTCGCTTCACTCTCCGCTCCATCACGTTCGACCCACGGATTTCCTTGTTCAAGTCTGTAGTTATTGACGAGAGTCACAAGTGTAAGTCCACCAAGACACAACAGAGCAAATTCGTTGAAGGTATCTGCAGGGGGAAAGAATTCGTGTTGGAACTGACCGGAACTCCTGTCGTCAATGATAATACCGACCTTATCCAGCAGTTGAAGATTATGGGTCGTCTGGAAGACTTCGGAGGGTATAAGAATTTCGTGGACAGGTATTGCAATGGCCCGAAGAAAGCTTCCAATCTGAAAGAACTGAACTGGCGCCTATGGACATCCTGTTTCTTCCGTAGAGAGAAAGCCAAGGTACTGACACAGCTTCCTGACAAGACAAGGCAGTACATTGAAATGGATATCACGACAAGGGATGAATATTCAAGAGCTGAGAATGACCTGATCAATTATCTGCGTGTCTATAAAAACGCTTCAGACGAGAAGATTGCTAAGTCCATGCGCGGCGAGGTGATGGTTAGGATGGGTATTCTGAAAGCCGTATCGGCCAGAGGCAAGATAAAGGCTGCTGCAGATTTTATCCATGATGTCATCGACGGAGGAGAAAAACTAATAGTATTTGCCTACCTGAAGGAAGTCGTAATGGAAATGAAGAAGCTGTTTCCTGACGCTGTAACCGTAACAGGTGAGGATAATGCTACCCAGAAGCAGGCTGCAGTTGATGCCTTTCAGAACAATCCGAACTGCAGGCTGATAATACTGAACTACAAGTCAGGTGGAACGGGCCTCACGTTGACTGCCAGCAGTCGTGTGGCGTTTATTGAGTTTCCTTGGACGTTCAGCGATTGCGAGCAGGCTGAGGACCGGGCCCATCGAAACGGCCAGAAGAATAACGTGAATTGCTACTACTTCCTCGGGAAGGACACCATCGACGAATATATGTACCAGGTAATACAAACAAAGAAGAGCATCGCCAATGGTGTGACTGGTACGGATGATGTCGTCAAAGAGAACGTAGTGGATATGGCTATGGATTTATTCAAAACGAGGTTATGAAAAAGCAAACAACACCGCAATCCGAAAGCCAGCTTCAGCATAGCTGCTTGGAGTGGTTTAGGCTTCAGTACCCCAGCCTGAGCATGATGATGTTCGCCGTTCCGAACGGAGGGAAGCGTGATGCCAAAACTGGGGCGCAGATGAAGTATGAGGGCTGTATCCGTGGAGTGGCCGATTTGATACTATTGGTACCAAAGAAAGGATACGCCTCTCTCTGTATCGAAATGAAGACTCCGAAAGGGGTACAAAGCGAACACCAGCGAACGTGGCAGAGAGAGGCAGAAAAGTATCGAAACAGATACGTCGTATGCCGTTCTCTGGATGAATTTATGAATGAAGTAAATACGTACTTGCGATGACTTATATTGACTACATCAAGAACTTTTGGTTGCAACATAACGCCTATTCGCTAACTGTCACAGAAACCGCTTTGTACTTCTACCTGTTAGAAACTAACAACCTCTGTAGGTGGGCGAATACGTTTAACCGTAACAATAGCAAGGTTCTTGCCGATCTTGGTATAGCGTCATTGAAAACTCTTTCGGCTGCTCGTAACAGATTAAAGCAGGTTGGCCTGATTGACTTCAAAACGAAGAATGGAAGCCCGAATGTTTCCTATACCTTGGTAAATTTTACCGAGGTCAGGGAGCAGGTTGTTACCGAGGTTAGGGAGCAGGTCAGGGAGCAGGTTGTTACCGAGTTAAATAAGACAAAGAAAAAGACAAAGACTATAGGGGGAAATAACTCTGGCGAGTTATTCCCGCAGGAACCACCACCGAAGAAACCTTCCAAGCAAAAGCAGGAGTTTGTACCACCGACTATCGACGAAGTGAAAGAATTCTTTCGCGGCCGTCTGTTGGATTGGGAAACGCAAGCCGAGTTATTCTATCATCACTTTAACGGGTTAGGGTGGAAGACCGCTACTGGTGCCAAGGTGGAACGTTGGGATAGCCGGGCAAATCTTTGGATAACCGAGAAACAAATCAAAGCGAAAGATGGGAAACAAGACCATAGGCCAGTTGATAAAGCAGCAAAAGCAAGAATGCTCGTTGACGAATATGCGGCCATCGAGCAGGGATGTGATGCTGGAGAACGTACGTCAGAGATACCCGACCTTTAGCCAAGTTGCCGCTGCCTTTTCAAGTTCTCTGCAGCCGTTATTGTTGAATGACTTGGAGAAGGTTTACAGTGAGAAGTCGCCTGTCATCAGTGACCTGGACCGTATGTATTCTCCCGGATCGTCCGCATTGTGGGTGAAAACTCAGCTTTTGACGATTGACTTTGCATCGTCAGTCAAGGAGGGGGCGGATATGTCAGCATTGGAAGAGTTCTCCAAGTTGTTTGCGGCCCAGTATCACTACATCAAGCTGACGGAATTTCTGTCATTCGTGGCCCGCTTCAAGCTTGGCCGATACGGAAAGTTCTATGGCTACTTCGACACGATGACTATCGGTGAAGCTTTCCGCAGGTTCCTGAAAGAGCGGAGCGATGAATTGGATACCGTCATTCGCCGTCGTAAGCCTCCTGAAGTAGAAGTAAAAGTCGAAAGAAACCATGAAATGCCGGATTATATCAAGCAAATACCATCATGGGAGAGAAAGAAAAGAAGTTAATCTATGTGTTCTGCCGTCGGTGTAGGAATGCTTCGCAGTTCATTGATAACTCATGTTATTGTCGATCATTTGGTAGGCGGGTATGTGCCTGCAACCGTTATGGCAGAGTATGTGATAAATTTGAGAAAAAATGAAAGAAACTAAGCTAATGGCGACTATACTTGGCATTATCGCTTTGTATGTCGCTTTTTATTTTGCCCTGTATTGGGTAACCGATTATTGTCTGAGACATTATTTGTAACGTACTATGGATGCAAAAACGAAAATCAAGAACTACTTGGATGAAAGAGCCAAGAACGATGAACTGTTTGCCAAGGCATACACCAAACCAAACAAGAGCATAGACGAATGCTACAAGTATGTGCTGGGTGAAGCGAGAAAGAAAGGGACAGCAGTCGGCATGACCGCCGAAGAAGTGTTCGGACTTGCTGTGCACTACTACGACGAGGACGAAATCAAGATAAATCCTGTGAGCGGTTACGTACAAGCGTCTGCTTCTGATGACGACGAAACCAAGGAAGTGAAACTGACCGCCGAAGAGGAAAAGCAGGCCCGTGAAGAAGCCATCCACCGTCTGGCCGAAGAACAATACCGGAAGATGAAGAAAAGGCCACAGCGGGCACGTAAGGAAGAAAACGAGAGTGTACAACAGATGTCATTGTTTTGAGCCATGAAGCCAAGAACGAAACTGGAAAAGCGTGTGGTGGCGCTCAGCGAAAAGCTGAAGCCAGTCACCGAAGCCCAGAAGCGATGGGCGAAGAAGAACTGCTTCGACCACAACGCTTACATGGAGGCCGGATGGTTGTGGTGCACTGAGTGCGGAAAATACTGGATGGACATTGATGCCAAGGATGGAGATAAAACCGTATGCCCATACTGCCAGGCCAAGCTGGAAGTGAAGAAAAGCCGTAAGAAGAAGGAGAATGTAGAAACCTATATGACGATCGTTGACCGTGTGGAAGAGTTTCAGGTGCTGCGCCATGTTCATGTACAGCGTGTGCGGGGAACATACAACGGAGGTGAAACGTGGTACAGCATGATGGAAGTGTGCCAGCAGTGGCTGAGTGCCGGAAACAAGGAATTAGTCATCGCCAAGCCGATGAACATGAGCGGAACAACCTGGAACTGGAGCGGACCGTTGACATTGAAAGCTGAAAGAGATCCATGGTACGGATTGACAAGATACGACATCAACGGTTACGTATATCCGCGAGTTAAGTTGCTGCCGCAGCTAATACGTAACGGGCTGGGCAAAGACTTTCACGATATCACTCCGGCCACACTGGCCAGAAGTCTGCTCAACAACGACGTTTGGCCGGAAACGCTACTGAAGACGCGTCAGTTTTCCTTGCTTAAGTACTGGTTTGGAGTTCACGGATACATCCGACACACGTGGGCCATCAAGATATGCAACCGGAACCGCTACATTGTGAAGGATGCCAGCATGTGGGTCGATTACCTCGAACTATTGGATTATTTCCACCTCGACACCCACAACGCCCACTACGTTTGTCCCAAGAACCTGAAGGCCGAGCACGACCGCCTGCTGAAACGGAAGAACAAGCTGGAGGCAGAGCATCGCCGACGGATGATGGAAGAAAAGAAGTTGAAGGACATGGAGAAGATGAAGCAGAACATCCACAAGTTTATCGAACACATCCGGCCATTCCTTGGCATGGAAATAAAGGAAAGCGATCTTGTCATCCGACCGCTGGAAAACGTAGCTCAGTTCTACGCCGAGGGCAAGGCCATGCACCACTGCGTCTTTGCTAACGAATACTACGCCCGTCCCGGTTGCCTGATACTTTCGGCCCGTGTAGGCGGAGAACGGATGGAGACGTTGGAGGTGTCGCTGGACACGTTCGAAATCATTCAGAGCCGTGCCGTGTGCAACGGAACATCCAAGCATCACGACCGTATCATCCGGCTTATGAAAGAAAACATGTGGATGATCCGAAATAGAGCATCATGACTTTACGTAAAGTTTAGGTAAAGCCGACAAATCAAATAATGTATTATGGAGAAACTGAAAGTCTATTACGGCTGGGCAAAAATAGGGAATGTCCGCAAAAAGCGTTCCCTTTCTGTTATGTTCGAGAACGAAAAACAGGGCTGCAGAAGCGACAGAGGACAAAGGGTTCTGAGAACAATACAAGATACCGTGATAGAGCGGTATCAGACAGAGGAGGAAGAAAAGGAAGGCTGGAAGCAGAACCGTATATTCACGGAATACAGCTTGTTCATTGATGAGAAGCCTATCAATGGCAGCCTTGACAAATGCTTGTTGATTAACAACGAAGCTGACAAGAACCATGTGTCCAAGGCTGTGCGTGATAAGATTTCCGATGCTTTAAGAAAGGCTTTCCTTTTGGCCAATCCCGGTTATAAAGAACCGAATAGTCAACTATCCTTACACCTTGAATGACTTTACCTAAAGTTTAGGTAAAGTGGAAATAAGCAAGAAAACATTATGGGAAAACAAGAAAGTGTTAGCGATTGGTTTCAGATGGCCAAGGATTTTGCCAAGGCCGAAAAGGAACTGAAAATAGAGAAGTGGGTTGAGGTAACTATTTACTACGGATATGCAGAAAAACAAGTAAGCCTTTATCACTACAACCTTCCCCGTGAGATGTATTTCCGATACCAATGGGTAATCAGATGGAGGGTGGCGAAATTACAATGCCAATATCCAAAACAAGTTGTATCTACATGCCTGTACTTCTATGACAAACGCTCTGGAGAGTCTATGGAGGTTGGCAGCTGCCTTTCAAAGCTGATTTCCGCTAAGGCCCAAGTAACGAAAGCGGATAGGATGATGCGTGAGTACATCGAGTACAACCGCCAGCATAACCTGTTCTTTGATGAAGAGACAGACGAGGAGCTGGTAAAGTTCAAGGAGAAGCTGGAACGGAAGAAAGCTAATGTGGCCGAGTGTGAGAAACGTTTAGAAGAACTTGTAAAAAGAAAGAATAATGGCAAATAAGAACATTATGCCTCCAACCAAGGAGCGCAAGGCAGATACAACCAAGAATGGCAATGACCTTTCTGGGTACATTGAACGTCAGAGGAAATATGAGGAACGGTTGTACCCATTACGGATTAATCAAACAACCGTCATCTATGTCACCAAAGAGAAGCAGACAAAATAGTATGCGGATTGGTATAGAAGAGAACGATTAAAAATCAAATGATATGGAACTGAATACTACAAAACAAGACATGCTGGAGCGGTTCAGGCTCTACGGTGAGATTTACTGCCTTTTGGCCGAGATTGAAGAGGACGATGGCACAATGGACTATTTCAAGCTGGAAGGCTGGGAAATTGAAGAACTATTGGAAGAAGACTTACCTCTATTTGATATTGGAGAAGAAAAGGGTGAACTACGTAGAATTGAGTTTGAAAATGAAATGATAATGGTCTTCTTCACTGAAGGAGATGGAATGACATATGGTTGGCAAATTATAAACTATCCAACCGATACTATCCGTAAGCTGAAGGATCTGCTGGAAAGATATGTGAAAGCGTTGAAGGAGGAAGAAGCATGAAAAAGATACTGAACTTCATCAACTCAATACTTGGTGTGATAGCCTACGGTTCCGGAATGACATTGGTTGTGATAGGGCTGTCTTCTGGGTTTAGTGTGCTTGAGCTGATATTAATAGCAACATGTACGGGCATTCTATACGTTGGTTTATCCAAGACATTGAAAAACCTTGAAGAAGATTAAGAGCTATTTAAGAACAAATTAAGAGCGATTTAAGAGCAAGACAATTCTACTGACATCCGCATGTCAGTACTTTTTAGTTACCCGATAACGGCCACACGGAAGTTATCGGGTAACTTTATGTCCGTAACGCAAATTTTATTTTATGAACACAGAAAATCAGTATGATGCGATTGCGGAGAGATACGACTCTCTCTTCAATGACAAGGCAAGCATCAAGGAGAATGAGCAAGTCGCCAAGATGCTGTGTCATGTCCAGACGCCGGTGATGGATATCGGCTGCGGTACTGGCTTGTTGATTGACTTGCTCAGTGTGATGGACGACGAATATATCGGTGTGGATCCGAGTGCGAAGATGCTGGAGCAGTTCCGGCATAAACACCCCAAGCACAAATCGGTGAACATCCCGTTCGAGTGGCTGAACCCTTCGCAAGTTAACTATAGGACGGCGGTGGCTCTTTTCGGATCTGCAAGTTATATTCGTGAAAATGCTTTGAGAAGCTTACCGAGACGAAGGAGACTGTTCCTGATGTTCTACAAGGAGGATTATCATCCGGTCACTTATGAACGCTCCGGCTATGAGCTCAAGCATTACTCTTATACCAGGCGTAAGCTGTATGATATGTTTCCTCAATGCAGGATAAAGGATTTTGGCAACTATTACATAGTGACGAACGTATGATTATCTATTCGGACAAGAATGTGTATGAGGCAGCAAAAGACCGCATACGTACCCTTTTCGACATGGGAAGACCGCTTGGCGTATGCTTCTCGGGAGGGAAGGACAGCACGGCCCTTCTGTTCGTCACATTGGAGGTAGCTCGTGAACGTGGTATCAAGAAGATACCTGTAATGTTCCTCGATCAGGAATGTGAGTACACCTATACCGTTGACTACATGAGATATATCATGTCGTTGCCTGAAGTTGAGCCAATATGGGTTCAGGTGCCTTTCCGTCTGTGGAATGCAAACAGCGGTGACTGGTTCATCCCTTGGGAACCGGGAAAGAAATGGATGCGTGAGAAGGAAGATATTGCTTTCAAGGAGAATGTATATGGCGTGGACCGTTTTAAGGAAATGTTTGATGCCATTGCTTTCCATCATCTTGGGAAGGATTATCTAACTCTTGGTGGCGTCCGCATTGAGGAGTCACCTGCGAGGCGTGCCGGCTTGACAGGGAAGGAAACTCTTCCTGGAATGACATACGGAAAGCAGTGTGCCCATGGAACGGTGATTTATCCGCTATATGACTGGTCCTTTAGGGATATCTGGTATTACATTTTCAGTAACAGGCTGAAGTACAACAAGGCCTATAATTATATTTTCAGCAAGGAACCATTACGTTCTGCCCGTGTGTCTTCTCTCATCCACGAGAATAGCAATCAGAACATTCCGTACCTGCAGGAAATAGACCCTAAGGCCTACAATGCCATGTACACCCGCATTCCTAACATCGGAACGACCAACCATCTTCTTCTTGATGCATTTGAAGAGATAAAGAACTATCCAAATTGCTTTAAGGATTGGCCGGAGTATCTCCAGTATCTCATTGACAATATCATCGCTGATGACAAAAACAAGGTGATATTCACCAACAACCTGAAGGTGGTTATTGAGAAGATTGCTTCGTGGTCGGAGGTTGACCGTATTGATATTTATCGAGCTTTTGCCCGTGGTATCATTACCGAAGATTTCGAGCAGACGAAGCTGAACAACAGATTTTTGATCCATAAATCAAAGTACAAGTATGGAAAAGCTGCAAAGATTAATCAAGGAAACATACGAGGCCACAAGTGATAAGATTGGTTTCATGAATGATTTGAAGGAGTTTCTTTACTCCATATCACTGGAGAAGGCGAACCCCGTTGACCGTGTACTTTGGGTACCCATGGACATGGTGAAAGCTAACAACTACAATCCAAATGCTGTAGCGAAACAGGAGATGCAGCTCCTTTACACTTCCATCCGTGAAGATGGCTATACTCAGCCAATCGTCACCATCTGGAGTGAAGAGGAGAAGAAGTACATTATCGTGGACGGTTTTCATCGTAACCTGATAGCACGTATGTATAAGGATATCGCCCAGCGTAATTGCGGACGCCTTCCGATTGTAGTAATTGACAAGGATATCAATGACCGCATGGCATCTACCGTTCGCCATAACCGGGCTAGAGGAAAGCATTCGGTTGACGGTATGACTAACATCATCTACAACATGATAAAGAACGGTGAGTCGGATGCTGTCATTTGCAAGAAGTTGGGAATGGAACCACTGGAGCTCGTGAAGCTGAAACACATCACCGGCTTTGCTAAGATGTTCAAGAACTATGAGTACAGCAAGGCGATAGATAAGATTATTCATCACACAGATTCATCAGAATTTTAAAAGCTATGAAAGTACAGAATATTGCTATAGAGAAAATCATCCCGTATTGGAACAATGCGAGAAACAACAGCAAGGCCATCAAGCCTGTTGAAGAGTCGATAAAGAAGTTTGGATTTAACCAGCCTATTGTCGTAGACAAGAATTTGGAGATAATTTGCGGGCATACTCGCTACTATGCACTCATGAATCTCGGATATAAGGAGGTCCCTTGTATCGTGGCGGATTTGGATGAGGAAAAGGCTCGTCAGTATCGTATTGCGGACAACAAGACATCTGAGTTTGCCACGTGGGATGAGGAAAAGCTTATCCGTGAACTTCGGACAATGAATGTACCGATGGACATGCAGGATTTCTTCTTTGAGCCAATTGACCAGCTTCTTGGTTTTGATGTGAATTTTACTCCATCCACAGATTACAATCAGCCGACAGAAGAAGAGACTCGGCAAGAGTTCAAGGAGGAAGTGTCCAGACAAGAAGCGGAAGCATTCAAGGAGAAAGAAAGGAAAATAGAAGAGAGCCTTTCTCAAGAAGCAACGGAGTATATTGAGATGGCCTGTCCGCACTACGGGGAAATCATTAGAATGAAGAAGTGATATGGCAGCACCGTTAGGAAATAAGTTTTGGATGTTGAGAAGCAAGCATGGAAGGGATAAACTCTTTTCCACGCCGGAATTATTGTGGGAAGCGGCATGCGAGTATTTCCAGTGGTGCGACGAGAACCCGTGGACCACAAGGAAGGCTATTCAGAGAACCGTACCGGCGAAAGTGAAGAAAGGCAAGAAGGTTGTCACAGAGAACCAACAGCAAGTACAGCAGGAAGTGACGCCCACATCTCGACCTTATTCTCTCACCGGATTCTGTATCTACGTAGGTGCGTCATCGCAATGGTGGCGCTCCTTCCGGGAGGATTGTAAGGTAAAAAATGATAAAGGCTTTCTTGAGGTCATCGCGCGCGTGGAGGAAACCATCGAAACCCAGCAGTTTGAGGGAGCCTGTGTCGGAGCCTTCAATGCGAACATCATAGCACGGAAGTTGGGACTGGCTGATAAGCAGGAGGTGGACCATACGACACAAGGCAAGTCATTCAGAGGATTTGATTTTCTTCCTTATACTCCGGAGGCTGATGATTGGAAGAATGAGTAACAAGGTCAACATAAAACAGCGGTTGGCGTACAACTATCTTCGTGATGACAAGACGAAATTCCTGTTGTACGGTGGTGCCGGAGGAGGTGGTAAGTCATGGCTCGGCTGTGAGTGGTTGATGCAATGTGCCTATTACCTTCCTGGTACACGCTGGTTCGTTGGCCGAAACAATCTGAAGGATAGCCGTGAGTCAGTGACAGTAACCTTCAACAAGGTGGCCAAGTCTCACGGCTTCACCGCATACAAGACCATCAGTGACGGGATATTATTCGACAATGGGAGCGAGATTGTTTATATTGACCTCACCTATTATCCGGTCAAGGACCCGATGTATGAGCGTCTTGGCTCGAAGGAATACACCGGAGGATGGATAGAGGAAGCCGGAGAAGTCCATTACCTTGCATTTGAGGTTTTGAAAACTCGTATCGGACGGCACATGAACGATGTGTACAATGTACCTGGCAAGATACTTATTACATGCAATCCCAAGAAGAATTGGTTGTACCGTGACTTCTACAAGCCATGGAAAGAAGGCAAGTTAAAAGAACCGTATGCTTTCATCCAGGCGCTCGTACAAGATAATCCGTGGGCTACTGAGGACTATATCGAGAGTTTGCGGAATACGAAGGATAGGGTAACTAAGGAACGACTATATTTTGGTAACTGGGACTATGACAACGACCCGACGGCACTTTGTGATTACGATGCCATCTGTGACTTGTTCACGAATGAGTTTGTCAGACCTGCCGGCACATCGTCCGGTTCTGCCGACCTTGCTATGAAGGGCCGTGACCGTTTCATTGCCGGACACTGGAAAGGAAACGTATGCTATATCAAACTGGATCAGGAATACAGCACGGGCAAGTCCATCGAAACAGACCTTAAGCGTATGATGATTGAGTGTTCCATACCCCGTAGCATGATGATAGCCGACTCTGACGGATTGGGTAGCTATTTGGAAAGTTATCTGAATGGCATCAAGGAGTTCCACGGAGGTACGCGGCCTATCAATCCCGAGTTTGACAACCTAAAGTCCGAATGTGCCTTCAAGCTGGCAGAACTTATCAATGCCAGAAAGTTGCGTATCGTATGTACGGACGCACAACGGGAACGTATCATCGACGAACTGAGTGTATTGAAGCAAGCACATATCGACGCAGATACGCGGAAGAAAGGTATCATCAGCAAGGAGAAGATGAAAGAGATACTGGGCCATTCGCCTGACTATCTCGATATGCTGATTATGGCGATGTTCTTCCGTATCAAACCTATTGTACAACGGCCGAAAGGCAGATTAACGGAGAATTGATATATGAACGTAAAAGAGTTTTTGGTTTTGGGATCGGTTGCGACCAATACCGCTGAGGTGGTAGAGAGGATGAAGAAACTACCTCCTCCAAAATATGTGGGAAAGTATAAAGTACCGGAGAGTTTGAATGACCTGACAATAGGTGAACTCCTGTCACTGCAGGGAATGAGTGAAGTGAAGGATTGTCTGTTTGTTGTATGCCGGGTATTGTTCGGTATGAATGAAGCGGACGTACTTGCCACATCGGCAGAGGACGTGATTGCATTGTCCGCATGGGTAGCGAAAGAAGTGGAGCGTATTTCGAAGCTATTTATGTCCACGTCTGTTCCTCCGACGGACGAGGAAAGGCAGGCTGGAGTAGGCGATTTGAATTTTGGCATGTTCGGTATTCTGGACTATTTCGCATTACGCATGGGTATCACAAACCATGAAGAGGTAGAGCGGGTGCCATGGGTTCGGGTGTACAAGTGCATGGAGATGGATGCAGAGAAAACAAAGTATGAACGTAGATTGAGAAAAGTAATCCAGGAAAGGAGCAAGAAATGAAACTGAGTGTGGAAAGAAAAATTGCATCGGTGGCCGAGAAGCTTGGCATCACCTATCTGTATGAGAACTGGGCCACGGCTAACGTGCGCCTCGACAAGCTGGAACTTCCGGCCATCATCAACTTATTACCTGCTTCCGGTCGTTTTGTCATCGGAAAGACACAGCTTCGTGATAGGCCCAACTGTATGATAGCTTTTGCCGACAAAACAAAATTCGATTTTGATGGCGTGGAGAATGACGAAATCATCGAACGTTGCAAGGCGTATGCGGTGCAGTTCATACGTGAGTTGAACAAGAGTGGCATGTTTGAATTCGTATCGGATGAAGTTCCTTACTCTGTGTTCTATGACAAACTGAATGTAAATGTGACGGGTATTGTCATCGAGCTGTCACTTAAAGAGGTCCAAGGAGTACCTATGTGCTGACTATGAATGATCCGAGAGCTGAAATAAAGGGAATTCTTGGCGAAGAGTTGGAAAGTCTGAGGCAACGTATCATTGAAAACCATATACGTGCCGGACAAAAGGCCAGTGGTAAGACTATCTCCAGTTTGCGTGTCGATGTGAATGACAACCAAGGTACATTGTTCGGTCGTCAGGCATTCGGTGTTCTGGAAACTGGCCGAAAGCCGGGTAAGGTACCGAAAGGGTTCTATCAGATAATCCAGCAGTGGGTGAAGGATAAGGGCATTCAAGTTGAGAACCCCAAGTCGTTCGCTTACTTAGTTGCCAGAAAGATTGCACGGGAAGGTACCGAGTTACATAGGCAGGGTGGGCGAGCCGACATCTATTCGCCAGAAATTGAGAAAACAACACAGGAAATCATGAACCGTGCGTTCGCAGTTTTTAGGGAGGATGTGACGCACATAAATCTGAATAGCAATGAGGACGCATAACATTGATGATACTACGATTGAGTATCCAGACGAGATAGGCTTTTGCTTCAATCCAGTTGTGATGAACATATACGGCCATGCATGGGCTTGGGTTGAGGTGACAGTTACGGATGTGCTTACGGGTACTGCGCATAAGGAGAAGCGGGCCATGTTCAAGACGGCATGTTTTTTCGACGTATCGTTCTACATGCAGTCAGCTTTTGATGCTACAGAGTTTGGTCGGATAGACTATTCGCAGACAGGAGCGCAAGACAGCCAGCTTGGTCGGTTGTTTTCTGTTGAAGTGGATATGTACACGAGCGACTCAGAGATAGGGCAAAGCTTCCAGTTTGATACGTTCATCATTTGGGGAGCGATGAAAGTTGGCGAAAGGTACAATGGTAATAGGGTACTGACATGGTTTAAGAATTTCCCTTTCACAGTCGGTATGTATACGGCTGGTAGTGGTGAGGTAAGTGTGACCGCTGACGGCCAAATCATGCCCTCTATCGTATTGTCGCAACGCAGAGTCTATAACCTTATGTTAAAAGGCATAGATGCCCAAAATGAGGTCGTATTTAATCTGCCAGGTACAAGCACGGGGGCCAGTGTCTTCGATAACACATTTGACTTCACATTCCAGGCAATGATGAATGTCGCGGCCAATGTCAAGCTGTTGGTGGACAATTGTACTGATGGCATATATCTTCGTTGGGTAAACCGACACGGCTTCTACTGTTACTGGCTCTTCAAACGTGGGGATGCCCAGCTTGTGGTAAGCAATGACGGTGAGTTCATTCGTAACAATATGCAGGACTATTCATACAAGAACGGGTACCACGGTGGTAGTGGGCGTAAGCAACGAAAGACGGAGGAGAACACGCTGCCAGTGTGTGCCCCGTTGGTTGACAGTGATACTTACGATTTCCTTTTCCAACTGGCGTTGTCTCCAGTCGTGGATATGTATGCTGGCAAGGACAGTAACGGAACGGACCGTTGGAAGGCTGTCAATATTTCCGTGGGTACCTATAGCAAGACGAGGGCTGTCCTGCAGGATTTTGTGGCTGAGATTATTTTACCGGAAACAAGAGTACAGAGCTTATGAGAGACGAAATGTTTTTTATTGATGGTGAGCTGGTTGATTTGGATGAAGATACTAAGATTACTTTGAACATCAAAAGTAATCTGTTCACCGATCTTAGCAAGATAGTGAGTAACAACAGCTATACTATCAAACTGCCTAAGACCGTGCGGAACCAGCGTATTATTGAACATGCAGATCTGCCGGCATGTGGTACGGACTATCCAAGAAAATTCCATCAGGGTAGATATTTCCGCAATGGGGTCGAAATTGTGCCGGATGCCAAGGTTGCACTTATTTCAGTATCTGATGCAATAGAAATGGCGATGACATGGGGAAACTCAACAGCATTTCAATCGTTGGTAGATGCTGATTATTCTTTGAGGAATTTGAATGAAGTGGTTGACGGGGTATCGAGATATTTAACTTGGAAAAATTGGGGAGAGAATGATAGAAATTTCCCATTGGTCAACTATGGATTTCGTTCTGATGAAACGACAGTGTGGTATCACCCAGCTGTATCATTGGGGAAAATACTTGGCTATATCAGTACAGACTTCGGTGTAACATTTGATTGGCCGGAAGAGAAAATACATATACTTGATGATTTATTCATTCCTCTGCTGACAAGAAATCCAAGCGATGGCTATGCAGAGAATTGTGCTGTGACGGTGAAAATCAGAGGTGTTTATTCTGATAACGACCAGAACGTAAGTTTGTATTTTTATGGTGATGTTAGTGGTACATCATACTATGGCCGTATGAACGTATTGAGAGGAAATCCACCTATTGGGAATGTATTTTCGTCTTATCAGTCTTATATAGATAACGCATCTCCTATAATATCAGGAAATTTTGAGGTTCAAGTGAAGAGTTCTTCTGAACCTTCAACTGCATTGTTGGATGTATGTGCTTATAGTTTTAATGGTAGCGGTTCGGAATTGGATACAGGCTCTGTTATTGAAGTTACTCCTTTCAGCATGGAGGACATTGGGAATGGAGTGTATAAACTGGTATTTGACTTTACAGATAATCAGGCTAGTGTATTTGAGTCTGATTTGTCAAGACCGCACTTTAAATTCCTATTGAGAAATATAGGTGATGCCTCTAATGTCGTATCTATTTCTGGTACAATTAAGATTAAGAATATTGAAGAAGAAGTTTTAATTCAAAGTGTTGATGGAAATAATGGACGATTTTGGATAATACCCAATTTACCGGATATTAAAGTGATAGATTTCATTAAGATTGTTGCCTCATTGATGGGAGTGTTTGCTGCATCTACGGAGAAGAATGTACTTCGGTTTATTACAATAGACAAACTATTGGACAAGGTAAATGCATATGATTGGACTAAACGTGTCGTTGCATCGTATCAAGATAACAAGCCAATGAGTATGTCATATACGCTTGATGACTTTGCACAAAAAAACAACTACAAATGGAAAGAGGATGATACGGTGCGAGGTAATTATGATGGATGCTTGGTCGTGGAAAATAGCACTATAGATGATGAGATTGATGTACTTGAATTGCCTTTTGCTCCTACTAACATGGTTGGTGGCGTGGCCAATATCCCATTGTATACGTATGATGAAGATACTGGACTACAATATAATAGTGTTGAGCCTCGTTTGCTCCGATATGATGGAAATAGGGGAGTCTTTAATGGGTTGGATTGGGAAACTATATTGTCGGATAACTATAAGGCCTATCAGCAGATAATCCTACGTCCAGTTATCATAACAGAAAAGGTGGAGATAAGTGATATTGAGCTTAGAGAGATCGATGTGACTATTCCTGTTTATCTGGCTCAGTATGGTCGATATTATGCTATCATGTCCATCAAGGCGGAGAATACAGGGATATGTGAATGTAAACTATTACAATTGGAGGTATAATTATGGCAAACGTAGAAGAAAAGATACTTGATATCAAGGTAAGGTATGACGATGCAATTAGGGCGATATCTCAGTATCAGACAAAGATTGATGACTTAAAAAAACGAGAAGCAGAATTGAAAAAGGAACTGAAGGATGACAAGATTTCACGTGCTGAATATAATGCTGAAATGGCAAAGTCAAAAACTGATGTCCAAGAGAACTGTGAAGCTATTCGAATACTTAATAAGGAGATACAGAACAACCGAAAAATACAACGTGAACTCGAAAGTGGTGGGGAGGGTAGTCTTAAGTCTTTACGTGCTGAATTATCCAATCTGACAGCTGAATATGATAATTTGAGTAGAGCGGAACGTAATTCGTCAAAGGGCAAAGAGTTACAGGAAAATATTAATGCTATAACAGATGAACTAAAAGAGGCTGAGCAGGAAACACAGCGCTTTTATCGAAATGTAGGAAATTACGAAGATGCAATACAGAATGCCATAGCTGCAAATGTACCATTTATAGACTCAATCATTAGGATGAATGAAATCGGTGGTGACGCAGCTGTCACATTTAAAGGTATGACTCAAGGTGCGGTTGCTTTTGGGAAACAATTGCTTGTGTTGCTTGCTAATCCAGTGGTCGCCATATTTGCAGCGGTATCAGTCTTATTGTTGAGTATAGCAAAGGGTATTAAGTCAAGTGAGGAAAATACTCAACGATGGAATGTTGTACTTGCTCCATTCCGAATGTTGTTGGATGCTGTCGGAAAGGGAATGCAAGTTCTTGCATCAGGTATTTTGTCTGTAGCTGAAACTGGTGGTAAAATGATGGGATGGATAACAAAGCAGATGGAAAAGTTGCCATTACTAGGTAAATATGTCAAAGTGGTAAATGATGAAAATGAGAGGTATGTTTCCATCGCAAAAGAGCAGGCGGCGATTGATAGAGATACAAGAAACTTGCAGGTTGAAAACGCTAAGAATGCTCTTAAAATTGCCACTCTGAAAGCCCAGGCAGATGATGAACTGAATGTCTCAGCCGAAGAACGAATGAAAGCTATTCGTGAGGCAAACAAGCTGGAAGAAGAGGCTAGTAAGAAGAACTACGATCTGGCTAAGAGAAGATATGAATTGTTGGTTCAGCAAAATGCGATGGCTGAGAATACGAAGGAAACAAATGATGCTATTGCGCAAGCTGAAATCGAAATGTATAACGCACTCACCGAATATCAAGATAAGCGTGGGGAATTGTTGGGCAGAGAAGTTGCATTGGCTAATGAAATTAAGGCTGCTGAAAAAGAAAAGTTAGATGCTATTGAGGCAATGAGAAAAAAGGAACTTGAGGAAGTTCGCAAGGCCGGAGATGAGTTGTTGAAACTTGTAAAGGACGGACGATATAAACAAAGCCAAGAAATAAGTCTTCAATATGACAGACAGATTGAAGATCTCCGTTCGCGGCTTCGTACAGAAACAGATCTGACTAAAAAAGCTCGTACTGCCATCAACCAACAGATTGCAGCTCTCGAACAACAGAAAAATCAAGCTTTGCAAAAGCTATCTGATGAAGAGCTGGAGAAGGAGTTGGAGAATAGGCAAAAACTGATATCCTTACAGTTGGAAGCAGTGAAGGAAGGTAGCGAGCAGGAGTATCAACTGAGAATACAACAGCTCGTTGCAGCTCGTGATGTTGAGCTGAACCAGAAAGAGCTGACTGAACAAATGAAGCTGGCCATTGTGGCGAAATACAACAAGCAAATTGATGATCTTTCGGAACAGCATGAAGCAGAGATATTGCAGAAACAGAAAGAGGCCATTCAACTGCGCTATGAAACAGAAATAGCGCAGGCTCACGGGAATGAACAAGAGATACTTCGTATAAAGCTGGAGCAGAAACAGGCTGAACTGGATGCCATTCATCAGTTGGAAGGTGAGAGCACAGAAGCATTCAACCTCCGGAAGATAGAGATGCAGAATGAATACCTGGCAGCCAAGCAGGAATTGGCAAACAAAGAGATAGAAATAGAACAGGCTAAATATGAAGTCGCTGCATCAATAGCTGGTGGTCTTTCAAGTGTATTTGAAACTCTTGGTGAGGATAATAAAGCATTTGCAATACTCAGTAAAACCCTGGCTTTAGCTGAAATTGCAATAAACACAGGTAAGGCTATTGCGGCAGGAGTGGCTCAGTCGCAATCAGTTCCGTATCCTGGAAACTTAATTGCTATAGCAACTACTGTGGCAACTGTACTTTCTAATATTGCTGTCGCAGTAAATACCGTAAAAAGTGCTAAATTTGCAACTGGAGGTAAGGTCGTAGGTCCGGGTTCCGGTACTTCGGATAGTGTTCCGGCCATGCTCAGCAATGGGGAGAGTGTACTGACAGCTGCGGCCACTTCAATGTTTGCACCGTTGCTTTCTTCGTTTAATCAGATGGGAGGAGGGGTACCCATAAATGTAACGGAGTCGAGCAACCAGGCGTTGGGTGAGGATATGCTTGCAAGGGCGGTAGCCAAGGGGGTTATGATGGCACCGCCACCAGTCGTATCTGTGGAAGAATTTACCTCGGTAGCCAACAGAGTGAAATACGTGGAGAATTTGGGTGACGTATGAACGGGTACGAATTATTGCTGCTTAACAGGAGTATCCTTCAGGTGATGAAGGATGCCTCCCTCGATATCGGTGACGTTAAATACCTGCCAATGTATCAGGAGTATGTCCGGCTGATGAAAGAAGGACATAAGAAAACCTATATTGTGCAGTATCTGTCTGATGAATATGGAATATCAGATCGGAATGTCTATCGAATTATCGATAAGTTTTCAAATGACATTAATTTCAAGGGGGCTGATTGAAGGCTCCCTTTTTTGTGCTTCAAAAAAAAGCACTGACATGACGTGTCAGTGCTATTCCCTTTGAAAATTCTTATAGCCATATCACGTTCGCTACCTTTGTTTCAAACAATTACGAGATATGGCGAAATTATTTATCAACAAAGACATTGTGGCTGATGCCGATAAAATGGAAAACTGGTATCTGACAGGTGTTGACGGTATGTCATTTAGTGACGTACAGGATTTTATTGCATGGATACCGGCTGATGATCCACATATTGACATAGAGCTTCATTCCTGTGGTGGTGATGTGGCGGAAGGATATGCTATCTATGACGCATTGCGAGCTACGGGTAAGGAGATTTCCGCTACTGTAGTAGGACGATGCGCGTCTATGGCAACAATCATTCTTCTGGCTGCTCCTATTGAGCGTAGAAAGATGTATCCGCACGCAAAGATTCTTATTCATTCACCATTCTGCCAAGGTATCGACGGTTCATTAGACATTGAAGCGCTTGAAGGAATAAAAGCAGGATTGGAAGCAGAGCGTGAAAGAATAATATCCTTATATGTGGAGCGATGTGGTGTTGATCGTGCTCTCATTGAGGAGCAGATGGCTAAAGAAAGCTGGTTTGGCGGAGAGATAGCCAAACAGCTTGGTTTTGTGAGTGAAGTAATCATGCCGAAGTCGGCAAAAGTATCAACTAATATTAGAATTATGAACAAAGAAAAGCAAACAACTGTAAAGCAGTCTTTGCTCGATCGTCTGCTTGCAAAAGCTGGTTATGCGAAGATTGAAGATGTACCTGCTGTTGCACTTGAGTTGACAACGGCTGGAGGTGATGTATTGACTGTGGAGCGTGAAGAAGGTGATCCGCAGGTTGGTGACGCTGCTTCTCCTGACGGGGAACATGTAATGCCTGACGGAAGAACGATTGTAGTTCAAGACGGTGTCATTACAGAGATTCGTGAGGCTTCTTCTGACGATGATGTGGAAGCATTGCAAAGTAGAGTGGCTGAGCTTGAACAGCAGGTGGCAGAACTTACTGCAAATGCAAAGACAGATGATGATGTGAGAATACTTGCTAAAGTAAAGGAAGCTGGAGGTATTGACAAATTACTGAAAGACGCGGCAAGTAAGTATACACCTTCTGGAAGAGTGAATACTCCGAGAGGTAAAGGTGAAGAGAATAAACCTACTAGCAAGAATGAAAAGCGCCTTGCAGAGTTTAGAGAAAAACAGAAATCTAAGTACAACAAGTAAAAAGGAGGACAATTTATGAATTTTGATCAACTTTCGTCGTTAACCCCCGACAATGGGGCAATTCAAACGCTGAAGGATTTGCTTATTGCAACCAACTTCATAGATGAAGATTCGGAAAGATTCTTCACACTGAGGCAAAATGTTCACAACGGAGACAAGCTCGGTTGGATTGGTGATATGGAAGATGTCGGTTGGGCTGGTTCCGGATGTAACCCTACTTATAAGAATGTAGCTACAAAATTTGCTGAGAAGGAGTGGAAGATTGGCGATTGGCAGATTCCTCTGAAATGGTGTTATACTGACCTTATCGATACAATCGCAGAGTATTGTTTGAAAACAGGTACAGAGATTGGAGACCTGTCATCTACAGATTATATGGATGACATTGTGTATCCTGCACTTGATTTGGCTGTAAAACACATGATGTGGCGTTTTATCTGGTTCGGAGATACAGAAGCTAAAAATACTGGAAGTTCCGGACAAATTACAGATGGTGTGAACATTGAGTTATTCAAGACGAATGACGGATTCTGGAAACAACTCTTCGCTGTGTGTACGGAGAATGAAGGACAGAAAACAACTATTGCTGCAAATAGTGAAGCAACGTATGCTTTGCAACGGAGCAAAATCCGTGAAGCTGGTATCGCTATTGGTATCTTTGAGGAAATGTTTGACAATGCTGACTCTCGTATCGCAGCACTTGATGGTGCAGGAGTTTTCGCAACCAAGTCATTATGCGATGCTTTGACAAAGGATTTGAAGCGTGAATACAAACTCATCCTTAACTGGGAACAGGTATTTAAGGGCCTTGACGTGACAGAATTTGATGGACGTATGATTTATCGTGTGTCCATTTGGGATAGATTCATTGAGAAATATCAGAATAATGGTACTAAACTGAATCTTCCACACCGTGCTGTATTTGGTTCTCCGAAACAGCTCTTTGTAGGAACACCAGCCAATAATCTGATTTCCGATCTGGATATTTGGTTTGAACGTAAAGAACGTGTCAATTACTTGTATTCTACAGGTAAACTTGGATGTTTGATTGGAGAGGACAACCTGTTCCAAGTTGCATACTAATTGTAAGAAAGAAGGAGGTAAAAATGGGAGTATGTGACGAAATACTGAAAAAAGACATCGTTCCATCGTGCGATGATCCGGTTGTGCCCGGATACGAGCAGGAAGGTGTTATCATGAACCGTGATGAAATAGATTTTTCATTGACGACATTCAATGCTACTCAGAAAAATGTCATTGAAACGTTGGCGATGAAATCTTCTAAGAAGGCATATAAGGTTGTGGTCCCAGGTAAGACCCCGTACACAGGTTCAAAAACTTCATTGGCTACCGGTACTTATCGTAATACGTTCACGAACCTGTTGCAGCTTGTGGTTTTAGACCATGGGCCTGAGGTCTGCTCGGATATTATCGACGGTCTGGCCAATGGTAGTTACGTGGTTGTTTTGGAGAACAAGTACAAAGCTCTGCAGAAGGAAGCTTCTCCAGGAAATGCAGCATTCCAAGTGTACGGGTATTATCAAGGGTTGACAGCAACGACACTTGAAAACGACAAGTATAGCGAGGATACCGAAGGTGGTTGGCTGGTTAACTTGGAGGAAACTAAGTGTCCAAAGTCGGCTTTATTCTACTTCAAAACCGACTATGAAACCACTAAGACGGCTTTGGAAACATTGGTAACTACACCTGAAGAATGATGGGTATAGAAGAAGTGGTTAATCGAATGCAGGAGTTGGGAAGCAAGGCTTCCCTCTCTTCTTCTGAAAATATGGAAATTGAGCGCTGGTATTATGAAGCGCTTGGAAAAACGTTCCATAATACATCATGCGGTGACTGCTATCGTGATGCAGCTATCGAGATTTATTTATATCTAAAACGCAACGGAAAAATGAAAGAAAAATCAAACTATGGTCTTAAGAATGGAATACTTCTCCAACTTGAATTTGGTAGTTCCAACTTTTATACGAATGCCAACCTAACCGATGAAGTTGCTGAAACATATTTGGCAAAGCATCCAAGTAATATCAAAATGTTCTCTGTGTATCCCAAAGATTGGGAAGACAGGGTAAAGAGTCGAGTTCTACCAGCACCAGTAATCAATGATGAATTGGTTCATGAATTGGTAAATGCGCTGAAAGTCGAAGGTGCTACGGACAAAACTGTCAAGAATTCTTTTAAGACATACCAGATTGACGGTAATAAAGTAACATCTAAAGTATTAGATGTTCACATCAAGGAAGCAAAATCACGCCTCGAAGAAGAAAACTCAGAAATAGTCAAAGATACTATGGATGAGGGAACTGAAGACAAGGTAGAATAATACTAACCTCACGGAATCATGAGAGTAAACGAACTGAAAAAGAAGAGTAATAAGCGTGTAGATGTATCGTACATTCAAGCGCTTGGCATACAGACTTACGGTAGTGACAATTTATATCCGCAAGTGCTTCGTGACATCATATCTGCCAGCTCAACAGGCTGTGAATGTGTCGAAAGATATGCCGACTTCATAGAGGGGAATGGGTTCCGTGAGGTACCTTTCTCTGAATATGTAGTCAATAGACGCGGTGATACATCTGACGATATACATTCTTTAATTTGTAAGGATGTAGCCATGTATGATGGATTGGCCTTACATGTTAATTACAATGTTAACGGTGATATTGTAGAACTTCAACATATTCCTTTTGAGAATTGTCGTCTATTGGAAGAAGATAGTAATGGATATATGGCAAAGATTGTGGTACATCCAGATTGGACTGGGAAGAAAACAAGAAATGGTAAAGCAATCCTTGTCAAGAAAGAATTTATGGACTACATAGATGTGTTTAATCCTGATAAGAATGTTGTATTGGCTCAAATAGATGCAGCGGGAGGTATAGAATGCTATAAAGGCCAGGTATTGTGGATTAGTGGGTCAGGAAGAAATATTTATCCAATCCCTCGTGCTGATAGAGTAACTACTGAAATGAGTACTGACGAGGGTTTGGCGAATGTTAAATATCGGAATGTGCGATGCAATTTCATGCCAAGTGGTATGATTATAACAAAAAAAGGCAGTTCAGTGAACTTTGACGAAGAAGGAAAGCCGATTCCTGATGACTACAACGATGATACGGGATTTTCTGATACGATAAAACAGCTACAAGGTGATACGAATGCTGGAAAACTACTTGAGGTGACTCTCAATTCGGATGAAGATAAGCCGGAATTTGTTGACTTGAGTTCCAAAAACTACGACAAGGAGTTTACGGTAACGGATGCCAGTGTGGTAGAACGTATCTATTCCGCTTTTGGGCAGGAACCATGGTACTGCATACGTATCGGTAAAGTGGGATTTTCTGGCGATATACTCGAAGATGCGTTTGAGTACTATAATTCTATTGTCAGTAGGCAACAACGCATGATAGAGCGTTCCCTAAAGAAGATTTTTGAGCATTGGTTTGAGGTGGCTAACCCTTCAAATGACTATAGTGTGCAACCTTTGAAATATGTGAGAAATGCGGCAGTATCTAATAACGTCTGATGAAGTGTCTTTATTGGCTCGTGGTATGTCTATACATATCGAGAAAGATAAAATAGAGACATACATACGTGAAAGCGAAGATATAGACATTAAGCCTTCTCTTGGTGATGCTTTATTTATTGACATGCAAGAGCATTCGGAGAAATATGAACTCCTTATGAATGGTGGAGTGTATGAAGATAGGGATGGTAAGCATGTGATGACTGGTTTGAAGACAGCTCTTGCTTATTATGCTTATGCCCGTCTTGTTAAGAATGGGGATGGGAATGTGACACGATACGGATATGTGAATAAGGAAGATGAATATTCTTCTCGTCCGGACTCTAAGCAACTTGTGATGGCTTACAACGATGCATTTTCCATCGCTGATAGCTATATGAAAGAGTGCCTGCTATATTTGAAATCGCATAAGAGTGAATATCCTTTATATAAGGGTGAGGGAGGTTTGAAAGCAAACAGAACTGTATTCCGAATAATAGGAGACTGATGGCGGATAGCATTGACATATTAAAGAAACTGGCCCTTCAGGTACGTAATGCTACTGCAGCTGGCGAGAATACAGCTGAGAGGGTGGGGAGGACTCTTGTTGGTATAATCGAACACTTGGGTGAAGGGAATATCACAGAACTGGCTAAGTATTTTCTTCGCAAAGACCAGCCCGACGGAACCAAATTCCAACTCACCATCGGCGAGTTCATCGACTCCATAATTGCTGGTAGCGGAATCGGTCTGTTCCCGGACGGAC